CCCTTATCCCCGAACGGTTCGGAACTGGCCGAAACTAGCCAGGATCAGCCGAGATTGGAAAGCCCTTGCCCTGATGCGGCTGGATCGTACGGGCCAGCGGTTGGGGTATGGGCTAGTGACCATTTGGGCGTGTCTTTATTTCCTTGGCAACAGCATGTTTTGAACCAGCAATTGCTTCATGACGAAAATGGTGATTTGTTGAACCGTGTTTCGTTGGTTTCTACTGCGCGACAGAACGGGAAATCAACCGCGCTGGCCGCGCTTGTTGGTTGGTGGTTAACCGAGATGCCCAAAATACGGGGGCAGAAACAAACCGTGTTAACTACCGCGAACCGTCTTGACCTCGCCGTGTCACTCTTTGATCTGCTAGCCGACACCCTTGAAATCAAGTTTGGGGCGCGCCTTGTGAAGGCTTACGGGCGCAATGCGGCCACAATGGCTGACGGTACGCGCTGGACTATTCGAGCCGCCAAACCAAACGTTGGACACGGCACGTCAAACGATCTGATTGTTGCCGACGAAATTTGGGACATTTCCCCTGAAGCCGTTGACGGCGGTTTGATCCCATCACAACGCGCCAGACGATCCCCTTTGCTTTCCATGTGGAGTACAAGCGGCACTGAAGCATCAATTCTCATGAAAAGATGGCGGGAACAGGGGTTGCGCGCAATAGACCAAAACAAAACATCCAGTTTCTATTTCGCGGAATGGTCACCTGATCCGTCATTGGATGTGAATTTGGAAAGCACTTGGGTTTGGGGCAACCCCAGTTTGAATCACACAATCAGCATTGAAACGTTGCGCGCCGAATCATTAAACCCAAACCGCGCCCAGTTTTTGCGCGCATCATGCAACCTTTGGGTGGCCAGCGATCAAGGTTGGATTCCCCCTGGCGTTTGGCCAGCGCTCGAATACAACGACCCAATTCCAGACGGCGGATTTTGTGCAATTGAAGTTTCGTTAGACGATTCACGCTATTTTGGGGTGCGCGCAGTCCAGCTGCCAGATCGCAGAGTCGCGGTGACCGTTGCGTTTGTAACCGACACCTATTCGGGCATGCTTGCTGAAGTCGCGCAACTTACAACAACAAACGTGCGGTTTCTTATCTCGCCATCAATCCAAATTCATTGGCCGACCCAATACCAAACGCGAACCGAAATCGTCGGATATGGCGAAATTGTGCGTTACACCCAAGGCGTGAAAAACATGATTTTTGAATCGTTGCTGGTTCACGATGGATCAAAACAACTTTCCGAACATGTGCAACGTGCAGTGGCCGTCAAAGCCGAATCATCCATTGCTTTGTCGTCACAGCGAAGCCCAGGCGAAATTGCGTTGGCTCGTTGCATGGTTTGGGCAGCCGCTTTGGCCAGTCGCCCAGTCATCAGCGGAAAACCCATCATCGCTGTTCCAAATAGGTAAAGTCATATCGGCGTTGGCCCTTGCTTACCTTTCGTCGGGATCGGATATGTCTTAGGGCCAATGCCACCTAACTTCCGACAGATATGAGAAACTAAAAACATGGCGCTGTTCAAAAAAGGCATCACAAAAGCCGCAATCTCACAAGACGAACCAAAAGTTCAAGCGGCAGCGGGTGGCACTTACTACACGGGCAACGGTTCAGGCGCGCAATCAATCGGCGAATACTATTCCTACATTCAGGGAACTGCGCGCGACCGCGCAATGCAAGTTGGAACTATAAATCGCAGTCGCGACTTGATCGCATCAGTTCTAGCATCAACGCCGTTGTGCATGTATCGCAGGCGTTGGGATGATGTAGAAAAAGAAATGGTTGACGAACCAATCGCCCCTCGATCATGGTTGCATCAGCCAGACCCGCAACTTTCTTATTCCGCTTTCATGTCATGGGTACTTGATGACCTCATGTTTTTTGGGCGTTGCTTCCTCTGGGTTAGCAGTAGGACTAGCGACGGGATGCCAGCGTCGTTCACGCGACTTCCAGCTGCAATGGTCAACACACTTGACATGACAGGCCCAGTATTTGCTTTTGGTAAATCAAACGAAATCTATTTCCAAGGCGCACAACTACCAACCGACGACGTGATTCAAATCATCGGTGGCAATCAAGGCATCCTGTACCAGTCGGAACAAATCATCGCAACATCATTGGCGCTTGAACAAGCACGTTTACGCAACGCAAGTTCCGCCCTGCCTGCTGGCGTTTTGCGTACTACGGGTGAGCCGTTGTCGTCGCAAGAACTTTCTGATTTGGCACAGTCGTTTGAGCAGGCGCGCAAATCCAATCAGATTGCAGCGATCAACCAGTTTGTTGAATGGCAGCCAACCGATGTTGACGCATCAAAAATGATGTTGAACGAAGCCGCCGAATACCAGTCCAAAGAGGCGGCCAGAATGTGCAACGTGCCATTTTTCCTTAACGGAAACAGCATCGGCAGTTATTCTTATCAATCCAACCAGGGCGCTCGAATGGATCTGCTTGTGTTCGCTGCGCGCTCGTACATGCTGGCCATTGAACAAACTTTGTCAATGAATAACGTTTTGCCACAAGGAACGATTGTCAAATTTGACGTGGAATCGTATCTGTCAGAAATGGTTGCTGGAGAAATGGGCGAATACGAAGACCCTGAAGAAATGAATCCACCACAAACACCAACTATGGAGTCAGACTAGAAACATGTTGAAACTAATTTCGCACGACCTCACCCTTGACGCATCAAAAGTTGAAGGCGTACCGTCACGCACCGTTTCTGGCGTAGCCGTTCCATACGGCGTTGCCGCGACCGTAAGCGATGGAACAAAAGTCATATTCGAGGCAGGCAGTCTGCCAACCGATGGCAAAGCCCCAAAACTCTATGTCAACCACGATTCCGAACAGGCCGTTGGCATTGTCACCGAGCGCGTAGAAACCCCTGAAGGAATGATGTTTTCCGCACGTTTCAGCAAGACTTCACGCGCCGAGGAAGCACTACAACTAAGCCTTGATGGGGTCATTGATTCAGTTTCAGTTGGCGTAAATCCATTGAAATTCAAGATCAAAGACGACGGCACAATGCTCGTTCAGGCTGCCGAATGGATCGAATTATCGCTAGTCACTGGCCGCCCAGCATTCGCTGACGCAGTGATCACACAAGTCGCCGCAAGCGAAGGCGAGAGTATCCCACAAGAAGAAACCGAAATCACTAATATTCAAATAGAAGTTCCAGAACAGGAGAAAGAAAACATGTCCGCAGAAGCCCCAATCGAAGCAGCAATCCCAACTTCCCCAGTTGTATTTGCTGAATCAAAGCGTGAATTCAAAATGCCATCAGCAGGTGAATACCTTGCTGCAATGCACATCGGCGGAGACACATTCCGCAAAGTAAACGCAGCATTCCACGATGCAGCGCGACGCAACCAGTCAGCAATTGAAGCAGTATCACAGGACTTGACCAGCGATACCCCAGGTCTCTTGCCTGTTCCAGTTCTTGGGCCAGTGTTCCAGAACTACAACTTCATTCGCCCAACTGTTTCCGCATTCGGAACACGCGCAATGCCACAGGGAAGCGGAATTTCATTTACGCGCCCAAGCATCACCACGCCAACCGCAGCTGGAAAGCAGAACACGCAGGGAACAGCAGTTACCTCGCAGACAATGGTTCTTGCAGCAAACACGGTGACCCGTCAAACCGTCGCTGGCTCGATTCAAATCGCGCAACAGACAATGGACTTCACAGATCCTGCAGCAATGAACGTCATCTTGAATGACCTCGCAGGACAATACCTGAAGCAAACGAACGACATCGCAGTTGATTACCTCGTTGCACAAAAGCAGGCATCGGGTTACACCTGGACTGTTACCGCAGGCGACGTATCAACTTTGATCACGGGCATTTACGGTGCAGCAGAAAACATTTCAGCATCAACCAACTTGTTCCCAACCCATCTCGTCGTGTCAGTTGACGTATGGCGCAAACTTGGATCACAAGTTGACGACGTGAACCGACCTGTATTCCCAGCCATTGGCGCACCTGGCCTTATCGGTCAGAACACCCTTGGCGCAGGATCGGCCGCTTCATGGTCAGGAATGAACCCACTTGGTTTGGAAATCATCGTTGACGGCAACGCGGCTTCAGGCACAATGCTTGTAGTTCACGGGCCAGCCGTAGAATTCTACGAAGCACAACAGGGCATGCGTTCAGTCGAAGTGCCTGATCTGTTGGCTCGCACATTCTCTTACTACGGTTACTTTGCAACATTCGTTCAGGATGCCCAGAACCCATCAGCGGTTGCAGGTAGCCAGTTCGTACAAGCAATCACCGTCGCTTAGTAGAAAGGCGGCCTAACCGCCATGGCTACATACACGGTCACCCACAAGCAGTTACTTGACAACTACGCCGTACTTCAATTACTGACCCCAACAGAAATTGAAGTCGGCCAGTCAATTACCGTCGCAGCAGTAGGCGCGCCATTCAACGGCACGTTTACTGTTTACGATTGCCCTGAATATTTGTTCACGGGCGTTGACGGCCAAGGCGATTTGACCTTTGACGAATTCACTTCAATTCCTAATCAGGTGTTGTTTGCGGTCACAGGATCAAACGTTGATCGAGGCCCAGCAACTGGAACTGTCACCTATACGCAGGTTTGCACTTGGATTACCGCTAACGACATTTCCGATTGGTTGTATTTGTCCACAGCAACGGCAGGCGATCAGGCGTTTCTAACAATCTGTGCGTCGGCTGCAAACAGTTTCATTTGGCGCAGGCGACAGGAAAGCGGCTACACAGGCGACAGCCTGACCACTGTTCCATCGCAGGATGTGAAATTGGGAACGATCATGTACGGCGGCGCGCTTTACCGCCAACGCGGATCTGTTGACGCTTTCAGTTCGTTTAACGACATGGGAAGCCAGCCCCCTGTTGCATTGTCAGCAATGGTCATGCAGTTAGTCGGCATCTCACGCGCCCAGGTGGCCTAATGCCAACCGCCTACACCGACCTACTAAACAAGGCGGTGGATGATCTGGCAACAACCCTTGGGACAATTTCCCCAGCCATCACAATCGTTACCGATCCGCGCAACATGCAACCCCCGTGTGCATTCATTAACGCGCCATCGTTCACAACCCCGTTGATGACCAACAAGCGAATCCAGCTGCAATTCCCAATTCAACTAATCGTGCCAGGGCCTTTCAACCTTGACGCGCAACGCAAGTTGTTAAACATGACCGCACAGTTACTTGGAAAGAACGTGGCCATCACCGAGGGTCGCCCATCATCCATTGAGATTGGCGGCGCGTTGTACCCTTGCTATGAAGTCATTATCAACATGGAAGCATCGAGCTTATGAAATACATCATCAATTCACCAAAAGTTGGAACGGTCGGCGACGAATTTGAGCCAGCCGAAGGAATCAACATTCAGGCGCTGCTTGACGGCGGTTTCATTGTTGAGGAATCCACCGACAAGCCGAAAAAATCACCTACTATCAAGAAAGAACCAAAGGAGTAACCCCACATGGCAACAACCACTTATCTCTCGAATTTGTCAGCATTGACAGTGAACGCCGTTTCATTAGTTGATCAATGCACAGGCATTGTGTTTACCCAGTTGCGCGAATCGCTTGACAAAACAACGCTTGCAGACACTGGCCGAACCTACACAGGCGGCCTTTACAACAACGAATGCACCATGACCCTTTTCCAGTCATACGCCGCAAGCGAGACCTACCAAACTTTGGCATCACTAGTTGGCCAACGCACAACAGTTGTTGCAACTGTCGTTGAGGGTGCTGTAACGAAGGTGTTCACCCTGGCCGATTGTTATCTAGAGTCCATGCCTGTCATTAACGGGGCCTTGGGCGAATTAAGCACAGTAGATATTTCGTTCACTGGCGGCGCGCTAAGCGTTAGCTGATAACGGCCATCACTTGGCCCGACACAAGGAGACAAAGTGAAAATTAAACTGAAAGTTACCCCGACACCAAACGGTCAGGTTCACGAAGTATCAACAAATTTGTTGTGCATCGCGGAATGGGAAAAGCAAGAAAACCGCAAAGTTTCTGACGGC